GACGGCTGTTCACTAGCACTTGCCCACCACATCCTCAGGGGCGGCGCCCGACTTCGGGTCAGGGAACCTGGCGAGGCCGACCTGCCGCGCCGCGTCGTTGATCATCGACCGGATGTCGGACGGGGCAAACGAGCGCCAGCACTCCTCGCCACGGTTCTCGTGCCGGTGCCCCATCGCGTCGTGGTTCTCCCTGCCGCCCTCGATCCGGCCGTTCAGGGCGCCCAGGACGGCCGCGAGCGCTTCCCGCTTGGCAGCGGCCAGCTCTGACCCCTTCAGGGCCACCGTGTGCTCACAGGTCGCCGGGCTGCCATACGGCGATACTGGCGAGGCGATGACCCCCCCTCCGGCGATGACGGCCTTCACGTACGGCCCCGGCTCGGGCAGCCGGTCACGGACCTCAGCAATGGCCGCAAGGATGGCGTTTACCTGCTCGGTCTTCATCGTGGCCCCTCCAGGATCCCGGCGAAGCCGTGCGCGAGGGCAGTCATCCGGTCGACGCCCAGCTTGGTGGGGGTGACCGTGACGTACGGGGCGCCCTGCTTGACGGTGATCCAGTCGAGCGCCTCGCCGGTGTCGGGGTCGACGCCGGACTCCCCAACCTCCCCGACCCGGGCGGCGTAGTCGGTGAGGCCCTTCAGGAACGACGGGGTGATCGCCGCGATGACCGCTTCGGGGTGGCGCTCCAGGCACCACCGCAGCGCCGCTGCCGAGTCGGTCACGGTCGCCGTCTTGCGGCCGGGGTTGTAGCCGACGGCGCCGAGCTTCTCGCTGCTGTTCGGCAGGTACGCGCCGACCCGTTCGACCCGGCGGGCGCCGAGGTCTGCGGTGACGGCCGCGCGCAGTGCCTCCTCGATGGGCTTGAGGGCCTTGATGTAGCTCTGCAACGCGGTCAGCTTCTCCGCGTCGGTCAACCCGCCCCCGGGGGGGCCGCCGGTTGCGGCGGCCCCCGTCGTCTCGTCGGTCATGCCGTGTCCTCCTGGGTCTTGCACGCCCGCAGCGTGCGCCTGATTTGGGCCTTCGCGTTGTTGTCGCCGCGCCCCCCGCACGGGGAGCCGGTCGTGGTGATCCGGTGGTGCCCGCAGGGGCACGCCCAGATCTGGTGGTTCTTGTTGCGGACCAGGGTGAAGCCGTGTTCCTGGAACAGCTTCACCATGGCTGTCACGGAGTTCACTGGTCCGGCGCTTCCGCCAACTTCTGCGCCGCCGCGTTGTCGGCCTGGGCCTGGGCGACGTCCTCTTTCCAGCTGCCCGCCGCCTCCTCGCGCATCGCCGCCGCGTTGGGCGACGCCGCGACGGCCGCGTCCGTGAGCGCCTTCTTCTGCTGGGTCAGCACGTCGAGCAGGCTCAGGTCCGGCGAGACGGGCGTCTTCAGCAGGCCCCGGCCGTCGGCGAACTCCCGGATCCACGACAGGTTCTCGACGGTCGTGTTCGGGTCGCGGGCGACCCCGGCGAGGCGGACGGCCAGGCGGGTCGTCGCGGTCACCGGCGGGATGTCGCTACCGAAGTTGATCGGCCGGTCGTGCAGGCCCTTGCCTGCCATCCAGTCGTAGACGGCGCCGACCTTGTCCAGCTCCAGCGAGTCCAGCTTGCCGTGGTAGCCGGTAACCTCTTCGTCGGTCCACGACGTCTTCACCGGCCCGGCGGGCGGCCCACTGACGGGCCTGTCGGCGCTGGCGCCGCGCCGGTGCTGGTCGTGGGCCTGCCCCGTTGTCGGCCGCTCGCGAGGGAGCTTGTCGAAGTCCTCCGGGGCCATGGCCTGGTCGCGGTGACCGGCGGGGACTGCTGCCGCACCGTCGTCGTCCTCCTTGTCGGGGAACGTGTTGGTGACGGCCATCTGCGCGTACCGGCGGGCGTAGGTGATGGCCGAGCCGACCTGCTGCGGCTTGGTGCGGTTGGGGTCCGGCAGTGGCCAGACGCCGGTGCGTTCCTCGCCCGCCTCGTGCAGCAGCGAGTATTTCAGGACGAAGGCGTTGCCCTCGATCGTCGGCCACGCGGTGAACGCCATCCCGTGCTGGCCGAGGCAGGTGCTGACCGCCTCGACGACCTGGGCCAGGTCGGCGTACCCGTAGGTGTAGTTGACGGGGCGGCCGTCGTTGGTCTCGCCCTTGACCTTGGCGGTCTCGTCTTTGCGCAGGCTGGGCAGCTCGGCTTGGAACGCGGCCAGCGCGGTGGCGAGGTTGTCGTGCTTGGGCATCTGTACCTCCATGAGTGACTGTCTGCCCTCAGCTTACACGACCCGCGCCGCCGCACAACCGTCAGACGCAAGATCCGTTCGGGTAGTCCCGATGGTGCCCGGCGAGATCCTGCGACCTGGCCCCGCAGAGCTGACAGGTCACGAACGGGGCGTCCGGGCACCCCTCGGCGTGCTCCCCCGAATCGTGCGCGCCCTCCACCCGGCAGACATCCCGAAGCCGGTCATCGACGCTGCGGTGCCGGTAGTGCGGGTTCGCCTCGCCGCCCTGCGACCGCTGGAACGCCCGCTGCTCGCGCTCCCACGCCGCCTGCCGGGGGAACAGCCGCCCCCGGTCCACGTCCGGCAGCGCCGACCGCAGCCGACCGAGCAGCTCGACAACCTCCGGCGAGATGTCGTCGGCGGTCAGCCGCTCCCCCCGGGTGATCTCCGGCAGCGCCTCCTCCTTCGGCACGCCGTGCTGGCCGGGTGCCCACTGGCGGGCCGCTTTCGCCCGCTCCTCGCCGATCTCGCCAGCCAGGTGGACGATGTGCGCGGGCATGATCCACGCCGAGTCGGCCGCGTAGTGCCGCCGGATCGCCTCCATCACGTCGGCAGCGTTCAGCTCGGCGAGGATCAGATGCCAGGCCCGAACGTTGGCTTCGCCGACGGTGCGGTTGTCGTACGCCTGCGCCAGGGCCAGGGCGTTGCTCGTCTCCAGGATGTTCACTGCATCTCCTCCATCAGACGGCGACCGAGGTCGAGCGTCTGCGCGACCCTCTGGTCCGTGGTGCTCGGGCGGTAGTTCGAAGGCGCACCGGCGGGCATGAGGGAGTTGCCGGGCGGGGCGCTGACCGCTCGGGCGAAGCTGCCGTTGGTACCGGCCCGGTCGGCAGCCGTGCGCATCCAGCGGCGCCACGTCGCGGGCCAGTCCAGCTTGCGGCCCTTGGTGCCGGGCTCGGCCCGCCAGTAGTCCATGAACTTGTCGTGCTCCCATCGGCCGTCGATCACCTGGCCGAGCTTCTCGGCGGCGAACCACTCGCGCATCTTCTCGTCGGGCACGAAGTCGTCGGGCACCCTCGTAGCCGTTGCGGAGCGCGGAGCGCGCCTAGACACCGAAGGTGTCTTGGTCTTCTCCTGATCTTCTCCATAGGAACGAGGGTCGGATTTTCCGTCGTTCGGTTGAGCTGCGGAAGCACCCTGTTCGCCCTGGTCGGGGCGAGGGTCGGAAAAGTCGACCTCCAGAGAGTCGATATATCCGTCGCCCGGATCCTGGAGGAGGTAGTCGACCGTCGATCCTCCGGTCGGGAGGGAAGTGCGGATGCGCTTCAGGTATCCGGCCTTCTCCAGCGCCTGGATCATGGTGCGCACGGCGTCACGGCTCGACGGGCCAGACGCGCAGATCAGCTCCTCGGTGATCTTGTAGCCCTGCGCGTGGCTCATGAGCCACGCCAGCAGCCCGCGCGCAGCCCAGGGCAGCGTGTGATCACGCGCCCAGCGATTGGGGATCATCGTGAAGTGGTCACCAGGCAGCTTGCCGCGATGGATGGTCACTAAGGCGCCTCTTTCAGATAGGGCACCCTCGGTAGTTGCCGCGCCTGTATGGCGTCGGTAGACTCCGGGATGAGTTGATAGAGCTATTCAGCGCTTCGGGTGTCCGCCCGGGGCGCTGCTCTATTTCTACACTCGTCAGGCGGTGAGCGACAGCTCCGGCTCGCCGGGCGCGTCGTACCAGACCCGCCGCGACGGCACCGCGAACTGGTCGCGCAGGGTCGACGCGTACCAGAGCGGCTCCTTGATCTCGGGGAAGTCGACCGCCGGGAGCAGGCCGCGCTGGCGCCACTGCTGCGGGGTGTACCGCTCGACCCGCATGTGCCGGGCAATACCGGCCAGGTCGACGACCGTGCGGATCCTCTCCACCTCGCGGAGCGTCTCGTCGGGGCTGAACGCGATCAGCGCCCGCAGCCGGGCTACCTCCTGCTTGAGCGCCGTCGCCTCGCTGGAAGCCTCCTGCCACATCTGCTTGTAGCTCGTCATGTCGTGTCCTCTGGGGGTGCCGGGGAGTGCGTCAGCCATGAGCCTACAGGATCGCCCTCCCCCCTGCGTAGTGGGCAAGATTCGTTGATGTACTCTGTACCCTGGTGGTTGACAAGGCAGACCGGGTGGCGCACTCTGTGGGCAACCCCCCCACCTCAGAGAGGCCCCGAGATGTCCACTCCGACCGTGGTAACCGCTCTGGCGATCCTGCCGCTCGTCCTGCTGACCGTGTGGACCGTCCGCATGGCCGTCGCCCCACCCGCCCTCACCGCTGGCCGCCACCGCCTCGCCGACTACGCCGACAGCGTCGAGCTGTACCGCCCCGGCGGCGCCGGACGCCGCCCCGTCGGCCCGCGCGCCACCCCCGTCGTATCCGGTGGCCCGCTGACCGAGGAGGAGCGCCGAGCCCGCATGGTCCCCGTCCCCGCCCCCGAACCGGCCTGGCGCACCGACGAGACCGCGATCATGACCGCCGGGCACGACGACCGCCCCGCCTCGCCCGTCTCCCTCAACCTCGCCGAGACCGTCGTCTTGGCCGTCCCTGCCGACCCGGCCGCCGATGTCTGGGATGAAGCCCAGCGGGAGCGCTGGGCACGCGCTCAGGTGGCCGCTGCCGGAAAGAGCTGGGGCACCCACACTGCGAAGTTCTCCGGCGCCGTCGTGCCCCGCGAGGTGACCCCGGAGCAGTGGTTCGGCGTCCCTCGCGACGAGACCCGCGAACTGGCGAAGCTCGCCCTTACCCCGTGAACACCGTGACCGAGGAGGCGCCCGTGAAGGGCCAGGAGATGACCATCCACATCGAGACCGTGCGGACCCCGCAGGTGCGCGACGAGTACGGCGAGCTGTCCGGCCTGTCGGACAGCATCGAAGCGGACGGCCTGCGGCACCCCATCACGCTGTGGGCTGACGGGACGCTCATCTCCGGCGCCCGCCGCCTGCGCGCCCACTTCCTGCTGTCCGGCCGCGTCCAGCCCGGGAAGCGGAAGGACTTCCGGCACATCCCCGCCGTGTTCGTCGACACCATCGAAGACGCCGCCAAGCGGCTGCTCAACGACAACGGCGACGACACCGCCGCGATCCCGCTGAAGCCGTCACAGATGTGCAAGCTGTGGGCGGTCATGCGCGTACTCGACGAGCCTGCCGCCGTCCGACGCGTCAACGAGGCCCGCCGCCGGGGTGTCGAGCTGCGCAGGCAGACCCTCACCGGCAAGCGCACCCCCGGCCGGTCCGCCGCCCAGGGGCGAGGCGACGACTACTTTCTGGCCGTCCTCGGCGAGCCGTTCGGCATGTCGGAGGCGACCGCCTCGCGCCTCTGGGCAATCCACAAGGTGGCCACCAACCCGGTGCTGCCCGACGAGCGCCGCTCGCACGCCGCCTCCTGCCTGGCCGCGATCGACAACGGCGACAGCAGCATCTACGCCAACTACGCCGCCCTGCTCAGCAACCGCTCCACCCCCGTCTCCCGGGTGCGCGTCGTTGCCCCGATCGAGTCGGCCCCCGCCCCACGGCAGCGCGCCGCGTGGGAGCGGAGCCTGCCGCAGCTGGAGGGCCTGATCGCCGGGCTGTCCGAGCTTGGCCCCCCGAACTCCGAACTGTCCTGGGATCAGGTCGGGCCGGTACATGCGCGGCTGAAGAAGATCCGCCGCGACATGGAAAAGATCATCAACAACATGAAGGAGACCGCACAGTCATGACGACCAGCCCGGAAACCCGCGTCACCCACCACATCGTCGAACGTAAGGTCGGCGACCTCTGGGTGGACCCGCAGGTCCAGCGCGCCGTGAAGAAGGCCCGAGTCGACGCCATGGCCGGTGACTTCCACCCCGAAGCCCTCGGCGTGCTGACCACCTCGTACCGGTCGCCGGACCGCATCCACGTCGTGGACGGCCAGCACCGCTACCGTGCCGCCGAAGCCGCCGCGCACGAGGGCGTCATCCTGACGAACGAGTACCGGGGCCTGACCCTCGCCGAAGAGGCCGCCCTGTTCCGGCTGCTCAACAAGACCGAGAAGGTGTCGCCGATCGACCAGTTCCTGGTCGCCTGCATCGAGCAGCGCCCCGAAGCGCTCGCCCTGGCCCGGGTGCTGAAGGACAACGGATGGAGCCTGGCCAGCTCCGCATCGGCAGGCAAGATGTCCGCGATCCGCGCCCTGGAGCGCGTCTACGCCATGAGCCCCGACGCCGCCGCCGCGACCGTCGCCACCCTGACCGTCGCGTTCGGGCACGCCCCGAACGGCGTTCAGGGTTCCATGATCGAGGGCCTGGGCCGGGTGCTCGCCCGCTACGGCACTGACGTCGACCTGACCGACATGGCGAAGCGTCTCGCCTCCTCCCCGGGCGGCCCGGACGGACTCGTCGGCTACGCCCGGGGTCAGAAGCTGGCCCGCACCGGCAACCTCTCCACGCAGGTCGCCTGGGTCATCGTCAACCTCTACAACCAGCGGCGCCGCACGACCGCGCTGCCCGAGTGGCGTTGACCGCGCGACGACGCCGTCCCACACCGCCCCCGGCGCCGCTGCCCTCGCAGCCGGTGCCGGGGGCGGCCCCGTCCGGCCAGTGGCTCGCTAAGGGCACCCCGACGGGCGCCGCCGGGGTGGTGTGGCTGATCCGGCCGATGCCCGACGGCCAGTGGCCCGTCGACCAGCGGCTACCCCGCGACGACTCGTGGGCGTGGTGGGTTCGGTCGGCCTGCGGGCACCCGGGCGGGGTGCGGCAGTGGGCGTTCCTCCACCAGGCGGACGCCCTGATGTACGGGGAGATTTTCCGCGAGAACCCGTGCCGGTGGGCGCGCTGCGCTCGCGGCATCATGATCGAAAACGACCTCAGGAGTAGAGGATGAGCTTCGCGGCGAGCTACACCGGACGATGCGGCAACTGCACCGACCTCTTCGAACCCGGCGACGAAGTCGCCTACGACAACGACGGCGTCCTGGTGATCGTGGAGTGCTGCGGCGCCGCCGACGAGTCACGCGCCCAGCTCGCGACGGTGGAGGTCGACCGGGTCATGCCGCGCGGCAAGACCGCCGCCGACAAGTGCGGGATCTGCTTCCAGATCCCCTCCTCCAACGACGTCTGCGGATGCTCCTGATGGCCAACTGGGCATGGCCGCACACCCCCCCCGACAACTGGGCGCGCATCCGTCTCGTCGGCGGCCCGTTCGACGGCGAGGACGCCGGGTTCGTGCCGCCGGACCACGGGGCGCCCGTGCAGGTCGTCTGGTCCGGGTGGATGCCGTGGGGCCTCGACGCCTGGCTGTACGAGTGGCACGGTGAGACGACGAAAGACCGGGGCCGCACCGAAGCGCTGATCTACAAGGCGACCGGCCGCCGCCTGGCCGCCGACGAGATCCCGCCGCTGATCGCCGACCTCGCCGAGATGTGGGCCGACGGCGCCGACCTGATCCAGCGCGTCTACGACGTCCCGGCCGAACTGATCTGGCCTGGCCTGTAGTCAAGATCGAAAACGGAGGAATGATGTCGTTCACGCTCGCCTACCGCACCAACGGACGCGCCTGGGGCAAGGCCCACGCCGTCCGCCTATTCGACCGCTACGAAGCCGCGATCCGCCTGGAGAAGGCCCGCCAGAAGCTGCGCGAGCTGACCCGCTTCGGCTTCCCCGTCACCGAAGCCGACGTTGCCGAATGCTCCGCTGCCATGCGCGAGTACGAATCAGCCACCGCCGCCGGGCGGTACTGACTCCCGTACGCTGGGCGGCGTAGGAGGAGCCCATGCCACGCCGCCCATCCCGCAAGGGAAGCACCGACCACACCCGCGCCCCGGAAGTCCTGGCCACGATGGGACGTAAGAAGCTGGAGCTGGACCCCGGCCGGGACGCCTGGGAGCAGCAGCCCGGCGAGCTGCCCCGCAACTACGGCCTGTTCAGCATGTACCGCGACCACGGCCGCCTGCGCTCCGTCGCGCAGATCGCCGGGATGTCCCCGGTCATCACCTACCCGGCGATGGCCCGCGTCGCCCGCTTCGGCCTCTGGGCTGAACGCGCCGCCCTGTGGGATGTCGAGCAGGACCGCATCACCGCCGTCCGCCTCCAGGGCGACCGCGAGGAGATGGCCAAGCGCCACATGAAGACCGCCGGGCTGCTCATGGAGAAGGCCCTCGCCCGGCTCGCCACCCTCGACGTCAACAAGATCAGCCCGCACGCCCTGATCCTCATGATCGACACCGCCGCGAGGATCGAACGCGCCGCCCTGGGCCTGGACAACAAGGGCGCCACCTCCGCGACCACCGTCACGGTCGCCGCCAGCACCAAGACCGACCAGGCGGGCAACCCTGAAGTGCGGGTTGAGGTCGGCGTCCAGCACGACAAGATCATGGCCACCCTCGACGCCATGGTGCAGCGCATGAGCCCCGAGCAGATCGAAGCCGGATACCAGGAGCTGACCGCTGGCGCCGAGGAGGCGACCCGCGCACTGGACGCCGCCCTCCCTGCACCTCCTCCGCAGTGAGGGCGAGCGCGGCCGGGGGTCGCCCGCAAGCCGGGCGGCCGGGCGACCCCCGGGCTCCGCGCCCCTGCGAGCGGTCCGGCCTGCACAACTGCCGCCCGCTGGGCCGCTTCGCCAACCACGACGCCACCCACGAGCCATGCATGAGCTGCGCGGATGACCGCCTCGACCCGGCGCCGGAACGCTGCCTCCAGCCGAAGGGGCACTGGTCACCGCCCTCTCCGGATAGTTTTCGATCATGAGCCTGTCCGCCGCGCAGAAGCTGGCCCTGCTGCCGCCCGCCCTGCGCCGCCGCTGGCTCGGCGAGCAGACCCGCGAGACCCTCGATGACATCCAGAAGGGCGCCTGGTGGTGGGTCGGACGGCCCGAGCAGTTCAAGCCCCCCGGCGACTGGCTCGTCTGGCTGATCCGGTCCGGCCGGGGATGGGGTAAGACCCGCACCGGCGCTGAGTACCTCCTCGACCAGGTGTTCAAGCACCCGGTAGACGCGTTCGGCCAGCGCACCGAGTGGCTGGTCATCGCCGAGACTCTCAACGACTGCCGCACCGCGTGCATTGAGGGCAACTCCGGGATGCTGTCCATCCTGCGTCGGATGGGCATGGAGAAGGGCCGCGACTTCGAGTACCGCAAGAGCCCCAAGCTCATGATCGAGTTCCGGTCGGGGCAGCTGATCTACTTCGAGGGCGCCGACAACGCCGACGTCGGCCGTGGCTACAACGCCGCCGGGCTGTGGGCTGACGAGCTGGCCAAGTGGCGCTACACGTACGCCGCCTGGTACGAGGGCATCCTGCCGTCGATGCGCGCCCCGCTGATCGACGACCATCCCCGCGCGGTCGTCACCACCACCCCGAAGCCGATCAAGCTGCTGATCGAGTGGCAGCACAAGGACGACGGCACCGTCGCCATCACCACCGGCTCGATCTTCGACAACATCATGAACCTGTCGAAGCACGTGGTCGACGAGCTGCGGAAGATCTACGAGGGCACCCGGGCCGGGTTGCAGGAGCTGTACGGCCACCTCCTGGAGGAGATCGAGGGCGCGCTGTGGACGCGGCCCATGATCGAAAACAACCGGGTGAAGCCCTCCGACCTGCCCGAACTGGCTCAGGTCGTCGTCTCCATGGACCCCTGCGCCACCGGCGCAGGCGACGAGACCGGCCTGCTCGCCGTCGGCCGGGGATACGACGGCAACGACTACGTGCTGGCCGACTGGACCTGCAAGCTCGTCGGCAATGCTGCCGCCCGCCGCGCGTGGCTGATGTTCCGCCAGTTCGGTGCGACCTGGCTGATCGTCGAGACGAACATGGGCAAGAAGTGGCTGATGCAGGTCATGACCGACGCGTACAAGGAGATGCAGAAGGAGCACCTACCCGACTGCGCACATGCCGCCGAAGACGACGACGAATGCGACGGCTGCCTGTTCGAGGAGGGACCGCCGCCGATCCGGGAGGTCACCTCCCTGGCGGGCAAGAAGCTGCGGGCCGAGCCGGTCGCCGCCCGCTACGAGCAGGGCCGCGTCAAGCACGCCGGGGTGTTCCTGGAGCTCGAAGACCAGCAGTGCACGTGGATCCCCGGCGAGACGGCCAGCCCCGACCGGATCGACGCCCTCGTGCAGGCCGAGCTGTTCCTGATGGGCAAAGAGAACAAGCTGGTGAAGGTCGCCGCGCCGCCGCAGGACATGTTCATGCCGGTCTCGTCGGCGTACTAAGGTGGGTGCCGTTGCCGGTCTCGTCACCGGGTTCCAACGGGTTGAAATCGCGGCAGTGCTGCGACACTCAAGACGTCCCGACTACCTCGCGTTGCGGCCACGGTGAAACTCCGGGCAGGGCGGCGAGGCTCGGGGCGCTCCCGTTTCCGTCGCACCCTTGGTGTATGCTGTAAGCAGACAACCGAGGGAGATGCAGTGACCAAGAAGACCAAGATCGTCGGCCTCGAATCCGGCAAGTCCAGCAACAAGTGGTTCGGCAGGACCGGACACCCGAAGGGCTACGGCGCCAGCGCCGGAGACGGCCGCACGAGCGACAAGTCGATCCTCGGCAAGATCGTCGTCGTCTTCAAGGGCGGCGGCAAGAGCTAGAACCGCGAGAGGCCCGGCCCCGTTTCGAGGGGTCGGGCCTCCGCACATCCGGGCAGCGCTACCCAGGAGATTCCACCCTACCGACGGGACCGGCGCCGCGTCCGCCGTAGCCGCGCCAGCCGCTGCTCTCGCACCTCGACCAACTGGCCGATCAGGTCCGACATCGCCGTGAGGTCCAGCGCCGCGAAGCTTTCGATCGTCTTTACGCGCTCCGCATAAGGCAGCTCGGAACGGCACAGATCCGTGGCGTACCGGACCTGATCCGAGGTCGGCTTCTGCCGCCACGAATTGATCGTGGGCGTCTCGAATGCGTCCTTCTCCAGCTCTCGCGTGCGCATGGTTCCCTCGCTCCTTCGGGGGTGATCTATATCCAGAGTGACAGCAGTTCGGCAGATATCAAGCTCAAATGGCATCCCGTACGTCAAGCGTTGACAACAATTTACACCGCACGTAGGCTGGAAGCTGACAGACCACAAAGGAGGCCCCCCATGGACTACGGCATCGTCGACTCGATCAACCGCCGCGACGCGCAGCTCCTCGCCGAATTCCTCGACGCCCTCGACACGCGCCTCTCCGGCGACCGCCAGCCCTGGCACTTGGGCCCCATGGGGGCGGCGTTCATGGACAACGACGCCAGCGACGGCTACCGGGCGTGGCTGATCGGCAAGCACGCGTGGCGCATCCCGGCCCTGACCTTCGACGGCCAGCCCGCCGACGGTGACTGGGACAACCTGTTCGCACACTTCCGGAACGCGATCAGCGCCCGGAGAGACCCGGAAGCCCCACACGCTAGGACGGGTGCGATCCAACCGTGCGGAGTGGTGTAGGGTCTCGGTAGACGGCGGGGGGTTGCGAGGCCCGCAGCCTCCCCGGTCTGTCAACCCGGAGAACATTCCTAGCGCGCCGCTTCGTGCGTTCTCCGGGAGGTCGGGCCAGTAACCCCCCGCCGCCCATCACAACCTCGGAGGAGAGACATGGGCCTGACCCTGTACCGCACCGTCGGCAGCTCCAACCGCGTCGCTCTCGGCGCCCTCGCCGCCGACGTGGAGTACTTCACGGCCGCGAAGGACGACACGGGCGTCATCACCCTCACCCCGGTGAACATCGTCGGCTCCACCGCCGCCACGGAGATGGTCGATGTCGCCGGTGGCGTCTACCCGCCCGCCGACAACCCCCCGTTCATCGACCCCAACGAGTGAATGCCCTCCCTGGTCCGACCGGCGGCCAGGGGTGATCTACCAGCCGGTCAGGGGCGCGTAGCTCAACAGGCAGAGCGACGTCCACCGTGTGGCGGGAAGACAGTGTTTGAGCACGCCCCCACACGGCCCCAACCGGAAGCGCGCGTGACCGGGCGGGGAGCACGGACGTAGGGATGGCGGTTCGAGTCCCCCCGTGACCCACGCAGAGGAACGCCGGGTGTCGTCCAGCCTGTAGGGGCTCGGTCGGCTGCTCAGCCCGGCGCCAACCAACGCCCCCGCCATGAGCAAGCGGGGGGTGCTGTAGCTCAGCAGATAGAGCACCTGCCTCACGGCAGGAGGTCGGCGGCGCGAATCCGTCCAGCACCACAGCCGAAAGTGCTTCATGGCTTGCACGCAGGCTGTACGTGACCCACCTCCGGGTGAGCAGTTACGACGCGCAGGAAGCTATCGAGGACGGCCTTGTTATGGCCGTGACGGTCACCAGAGGTGGCGGGCGGTAGACGTGCCAGGTGAACGCGTCTACCCCTCGGAGGGATGGTGTAAGCAGCACACCGGTCTCCCGGCCCCCCGGGACACCCCAACCGGTGGTGCAGGTGCAAGTCCTGCTCCCTCCTCGGCCGACCCCGTATTCATGGTGCGGGCGAGGCAAGTCGCACGCCGGGTTCGATTCCCTTAGCTCTGGTGAGGGGCGTGCGGCGGCAAGTCCGGTACGGCTCGATGGACGAGCGCCAGCCCGGGGGGCTGGAGGATCGTGGTTCGAATCCACGGCCGGGCACACAGCCTGGATAGACGGGCTGACGCCCCGGAAAGACGGGATGCCTGAGGCGGGACCGCTCGCCAGCGCCGGATAAGGAGGCAACCGGCTGGTAACAGGAAACGGTCGGGAAACGCCGAGCGGGTCGACACGCGGAGCACGGAACGACCTAGTACCGCTGCGCAAGACGGGATGGACACCCGTCCCCCTCCGCAAGAGGGGACCGAAAGGTGAGGGGTTCGAATCCCCGCGCAGCACGGATGCGTCGTCGCTTCACTGCGAGTCAGGCCGTGGGCCGTTAGTGTCCTGCGGTACGCGACAGCGCTGTCTGACCGGCAAGACACCCGCAAGGTGCCGTTCACGCAGGTCAGGCGGGTTGCCGGAGGGGACAGCGGGAAACCCCCACGGCCACGGCGTGGTTTCACCCTCCGGCAACCTACCCACGTGCACCGAAGAAGGAGGAGCCATGGAACAGACCGACAAGCTATGGCGCGCACTCGGCAAAGCCATCGCAGGCAACGCCAGCACCAAGCAAGTCTCCGGGATCATCGCCCGGCTCGACCGCGCCCGCGCCCAGCGCTGATGCCCACCCGCTGCTCCTGCGGCTTCGAGATGTGGATGCTCGACGGCAAGACCTTCGGCATCCACATCTGCCGCCGCTGCGACACCTCCCAGCAGGCAGGTGGGATGCGAGTCGGCCCGCCGAACAGTCCCGGAACCAAGAACGGCTGGTTCGCCGCACCGTTTGGAGACCACAAGTGACCGACCCGACCGGGTACACCCCACGGGACAACGCCCAGGCGCCCGCCCCCTCGCAGGCACTCCTGCTGCCGCTGGTGTCCCCCGAGGCCGCCGCCCTGGAGCGGGCCGACAACGTCATCACCGACGTCACCGTCTACGACGAGAACACCCTGACGAAGGTCCGCAAGGGCCTCGCCAAGTGCGGCCTCGACGAGCAGGGCATCACCGACGCCATCAACGAGGTACAGAACCAGGGCGTCCTCTTCCGTGAAGGCGCCCCCGAGGAGGCGACCGTGGCAGTCCAGGACGACGACATCCCCACCCTGTCCGACGGCTACCACACGATGCAGGAGCTGTACGACCACCGCTGCGCCCTGACCGCCGTCCTGGCGACCATCGGTGCGATCGGCGGGGACTCGTGGCGCTCCAAGCAGCACCACCCCGAAGACGACCCGATGTTCGCGGGCTACTTCATCGTCGGGATGGAGCTGCCCGCCGGGACGGTCAGCTACCACTACCCGCTGGCCGACTGGGACCGCTTCGAAGCGGTCACCGTGCTGGAACACTCGCCGAAGTGGGACGGCCACGACTCCGCCGAGGTTGTCGACCGGCTCCTGGACTTCGCCCGGCACCTCACCAAGGCGGCCCGGGAGCTGGGTGGCGGCACCCTCACGTTCACCCCGGACGTGCCTAAGCCTGCCACGCAGGATGAGGTGGCGCAGTAATGGCGAAGGGCAAGCCGCGTCCGTCTGGTGGTCGCCCCCCGAACCGTGGTGGCGGCGGCGCCGGGAACGGCCCTCTGCCGCACTACCGGTCCGGCGGTACCGGCGGCGGCACCAACCACAAGGGCGGCGACTGCTGCCCGATGGTCGCCGCTGTCCGCTCGGCCGCCCGGGGCAGGTTCCGTCTCGCCGCCCGCTACGCCCGCCTGTCGGGGCGGCTGATCGTCGCGAGGGTGGCGTGGACCGCCTGATCCGGCCGATGGCTGTGCGGACCTCGTGCGTGCCTCGACGGTTCACCTGGAACTGGTGCTTCAACCGGCGCCCGCGCGGCTGTCCACGGCCGTAGGGTTCCGCGTCCCGGCTTGGTGCAAGGCTCCCGGAGTTACCGCCGTTCCTTTCCTCCGGGGGACAGCAGGTTCGATCCCTGCTCGGGACGCAACACCGCAACGTTTTCGATCATGGAAGGAAGCCGATGAACTGGCGCGAGGTAGGGAAGAGGCTCATCAGCCCGGGGAAGGCCGCCATCGCGCGGACCCCGCCGATGCAGGCGCCCATGCCGAAGTACACGCCCAAGAAGCAGGCCAGAGCGATCAACCCGAAGAAGCGGGGCGAGAAGTAGCACGGTGTGGGGTAGCTCAACAGGCAGAGCAGTCGGCCCCGGAGTCGACGATGCGGGTTCGGACCCCGCCCCCGCAGCGAGGTCAGGCGCCCTGGGCTCATGCCCCCTGACCTGTGTTCCCCCCTGCCGCTCGACGGCCGCAGAACGCGGCCCGTATCCGGTTCACGGGCATCGGATACGACGTCGAACGCGCCCGCGAAGCGGCAGGGGCTCAAACGTCTATCCCGCGTGGACATCCCAGGCGCCCGTCGCGTATAGTCGGAGCTGACAGGACACCGCAACGGAGGAGAGCACGTGGACACGATCACCACTCACGGCCACGACACCTGGAACGACTGGATCAACGACCCGCACAACGCCACCGCCGACGACCTCGTCAAGCTGGGCGCCCTGCGCAAGTTCATCTTCGCCGCCGCCGAAGACGGCCACAACAGTGAGCCGATGAAGCTCACCACCGAGTGGGTCAACAAGAAGCTCGGCCCCCTCGGCGTCACCGACCGCCTCGACGGCGACAGCGTCTACACCCTGGAGGCGCCCGCCACGGGCATCTACCGCAGGCAGGTCGTCGCCCCCAACCGCGACGCCGCCGCCCGCGCCTTCGCCAACCCGAGCGGCGACCTGGTCGCCGTCGCCAGCTACACCCTCCTGGCCGTCCCGACGTTCGTCTCCGGCCCGGAGGACCCGGACCCGACCGCCGTGCACCCCGACGCGCCCACCACGGTCACTGGCACCCTGGAGAAGTTCCGCGAGGGCCTCATGCTGGCCGTCATTGCCGGTCCGCGCCTCTGCGACCACGGGGTGAACGAGGTGCTGGCCGACTTCGGCCTGGACCCGATCCCGGCGCGTAAGGAGTTCACGGTGACCCGCCCGGCCACCGCGACGGCGACCACGACCGTCACCGCGTACGACGCCGCCAGCGCGGAGCGGGTCGCGGAGTGGCGCTGGGAGAACGGCCACACCGCGTACACCGCTGAGCTGGCCGACGGGTCGGGCGACTTCGTCGTCGCCGAGCGGTGACGACCTTTCTGGCGGGCCTGTTCGGTGCGGTTATTGGGATCTCCGCCTATGACCTTCTGCAAGTCTTTCTGGAGACCCTGCGGACCAGGCACCGACGGCGCAAGTGACAGTTTTTTACAGCCCTCTTGCCCTGCTGGGCGAGAGGGCTGTATGCTGTGCATAGACAGACCAACGAGAAGGGCTGATCATGTTCTCCCGTATCCGCAGCTGGTTCCGCCGCTCCCCCCGCCTGGAGATCGTGCGGGGCGACATCACCACCCTGGAAGTCGACGCCATCGTCAACGCCGCCAAGTCGTCCCTGCTGGGTGGCGGCGGCGTTGACGGCGCCATCCACGAGGCGGCCGGTCCGCAGCTGCTCGAAGAGTGCCTACGCCTGCGCGCCGCCATCTACCCGCACGGCCTGTGCGTCGGCGAGGCCGCCGTCACCGGCGGCGGCAAGCTCCCCGCCATGTACGTCATCCACACCGTCGGCCCGCACTACCGCAAGGAACCCGATCCGGCCCTGCTGCGCGCCTGCTACACGAACTCCCTGGCCGCCGCCGACCGGCTGAAAGCCCGCAGCGTCGCGTTCCCGCTGATCTCCTCCGGCGTCTACGCCTGGCCGGTAGGCGACGCCATCCACCAGGCCATCACCGCCATCCAAGGCGCCCGGACCAGCGTCAGGGACATCAAGCTGGTCACGTTCGACGCGCACACCTACACGCTGGCCAAGGCCATCCTCGCGGGAAGGCCGGGCCTGTGAAGCTGGCAGTCATGTTCGAGGTGCCCGACGGTGTCGACTACGCCGACGTTGCGGCCCGGATGATCGCCCACCAGGCGTTCGCTGGCGAGCAGAAGATGAAGCACTGGTCGTTCGACCTGGAGATGCGGCCCGTCGCCGTCTTCCAGGTCGACGTCGATCCGGAGCTGGAGGAGGTCGTCGCTGACGCCCGCCACGAGCTGGACAATGACCACCCGTGGATCCCGGGTGCGATCTTCCGACGAGGGGATCGGGGTGGCCGCCTGAAGGCCGCGCTGCTGGCGTTCCTCGATACGCTGACGGCCTGACGGAAAGAAAGCCGCAGCCCCTTGCCCTGGCCGGGCAGGGGGCTGTATGCTGTGCGTAGACAGACCGAGGAGGACACCATGGAGATCATCGCCATCATCATCAGCGTCGTTTCGATCATCGTCTCCGCGCTCACCGCCTACTCCGCCACCGTCCAAGACCGCCGCATCGCCGAGATGTCCAAGACCGTCCGCCAGGCCGACCGCGACTCCGATCGCTGACCACCGCGCGCATACAACGGCCGGGCTGACCACCTACGATGGTGGCCATGCCCGGCCTTTCTGTCGTATACGCGATCCACCTACTGGCATTCGCCCGGCTCGTCGTCCTGCTCACCAGCGACGTCATCACCGAGCCTCCCCGCGACGCGGTCGTCACCGCCCTGAAGGAGCGAGGCCGCAACCGCCTCGCCTACCTGCTGCTGTGCCCCTGGTGCATCAGCGTCTGGCTGGCTATTCCCGCCGCCCCGATCATCTACGCTTACGGCGATTCGCCGTGGCTGTTCGTGCCCGCACTCGCGCTGGCCTTGTCCGCTGCGGCCGGGGCACTTGCCCGTGTGAAGGGGTGACCGAGTGGGACTGCTGAGCAAGCGTAGGACCGTCCCGGCCGGAGGCACTGATGGCCCCGGCTCGCGCCCGGCCAACGCGCTGATCGGCGCCGCCGTCCCCATCAAGCTCGACGACGCCGCGTCGTGGCAGATGTTCAAGCTCGGCGACCACCGCTGGCAGCACGAAGCATGGCGACACTATGACATCTGCGGGGAGATGCGGTTCGTCGTCAACTGGATGGGCAACGCCGTCTCCCGCTGCCGCATGTACGCCGCGTCGGTCTCGTCGGACGGCACCGTCGGCAGCGAGGTCGACGACGAGAAGGTCCGCGCCATCGCGGAGACCATGTTCGGCACGCCCGCCTCCAAGGCGCAGGCGCAGCGCCTGATGGCCATCAACATGATGGTTGCCGGGGACGTGTTCATCGTCGCGGAAGGCTACGAGGCTGCCTCTGAGGACGCGGACAAGTGGTACGTCTGCTCGTCGTCGGAGATCACCCGGCGCGGCGACGACATCATGGTCCGCCGGTCGATCACCCACGGCGGCGGCACGTACAAGCTGGACCCGAAGAAAGACCTCCTGATCAGGGCGTGGAACCCGCACCCCCGCCGGTACGATGCCGCCGACTCGACCGTCCGGGCGATCCTGCCCGTGCTGCGTGAGCTGGAGCAGTGCACGAAGCGCGTCTTCGCCGAGCTGGACTCCCGCCTGGCCGGTGCCGGGATCCTGCTGCTGCCGGACTCCATCGCGTTCCCGTCCGCCCCCGGCGAGGTGCCCGGCGACTCCCGACAGTCGGGCATCGACGGGTTCGCGCAGCTGCTTCAGAAGACGATGGCGACGTCGTTGCAGCAGCGTGACAGTGCTGCCGCCCTGGTCCCGATCATCTTGCAGGTCGCGACTGAGGCCCTCGACAAGATCAAACACCTGACGTTCGACTCGCAGATCTCCGACAAGGTCGTCGAGATGCGCAAGGCGGCCGTCGAACGGATGGCGATGTCGCTGGACATCCCGCCCGAGGTGCTGACCGGCATGGGCGACTCCAACCACTGGTCGGCGTGGGCCATCGAAGAGTCGTCGATCAAGATCCATATCGAGCCGCTGCTGATCCAGCTCGCCGACGCCCTCAACGTCGGCTACTTCCAGCCCGCCCTGAAGACCGCAGGCGTCGCCAACCCGGAGAAGTACACCCTCTGGTTCGACATCGCCGCCCTCACCGTCCGCTCCAACCGCTCGGAGCAGGCCCTCCAGTACTCGGAGAAGGGCCTCATCAGCGACAAGGCCGCCCGCGACAACGGCGCCTTCACCGACGACGACGCCCCCGACGACAAGGAAGTCGTCTACGGCCTGGTCAAGGCACTCGTCCTGGCCAACCCGGCGTACGCCACCGACCCTGAGGTGCAGAAGGTTCTCGGCCTCCCGCCGATCAAGTCCCAGGAGCCCGGCGCCCCGCCCGGGGACCTGATGCCCGGCGACCCCGGCTACGACGAAGCAGGCGCAGACCCGGCTGACGCTGGTGCGCGTGGCCTGCCGCAGTTCCCGTCCGTGGAGGACGCCGTCCAGGGCAAGGTCGGCGGCGGCGGCAAGCTCGGCGCCCTCGCTGCGTCCGCCCGCGCCCAGGGGGGCGACCCCCTGTTCTATGCCGCCGACTCGGCGATGCGCCGGGCATTGGAGCTGGCCGGGGGCCGTCTCGTGCCCGGCCCGGCCCGCGCCCGCCACCAGGTCCCGAAGCACGAACTGCACACCCGTGTCATCGCCGACCGGACCCGAGTCCCGTCGCTGCTGGCCGGGGCGTGGACGCACGTCCGGGAGCAGGCCACAGAGCTGGGCGTCGACCCTGACGTCCTGGAGTCGGTGCTCAGCAGCTACGCGACTGAACTGTTGACGCGCGGCGTCGCCCACGAGCCGGAGTTCCTGCGCTCGATGCTGCGCGAGACCCGAGGAGAACTCGTCTCATGATCGATCCCCGAGTGTGCAACGAGGTCGGTCCCCACCTCTGCCTGGGGCTGGGCTGGCACGCCGACCACCAGGCCAAGATCGAAAATGACACGGTGATGCAGCCCGGCCAGCCCCGATTCCGGGTTGGCAACCACCAGCCGCAGAACATCTACGACGGCGACAAGTACATCGGCGTGATGTTCTCGGCGCCGCATGCCGCCCGGGTGGTCGCCGCCCTCAACGACACCGAGGCCCGCTTCACCGCCGAGCGGTGGCCGACGTGATCGGCGAGATGATGCGGAGAGTGACGAATGAAGATCATTCTTGCCCGATCCCCCGGGCTGGTACCCCAATCCAGTCACGCAGCGTGGCATTCGGGTGTTAGGTGTCCTGCTGTCCCGCCGCCGCAGGGACCGCCGACGGCGCCTGGCAGCCGCACTCGCGGAGGTGAGACGTGCTAGCCGAACAGATCACCGCGATAGCGCGGTTTGCTGAGGCCGTCAGCAAGCTGAAGAGGGCGCAGGACCGGCGCGACGGGGTCACCCTGACCGTCGCCGAGGTGGACGGGCTCATCTGGGGAATCAAGACGCTGAGGGAAGGTAGCGAAGATGCCGCAGCCAGCGACCCTGCCTAACGCCGCCGCGCAGCAGCAGGCGGCCGTGGCGGTCTTCGCCCAGTATGAGCCGCCCCTGTATGAGGCGTACCTGGACATGATGCTGGAGTGGCTTGCCGCCGTCCGCGTCGCGATGTTTGCCGGTGGTGTTGCCCGCCTGGCGCTCGTGCCCGACCCGATGAAGGTCTTCTCGCAGGGGCCGAAGTGGGCGGCCCTCACCGCGAAGTACTCGGCGAAGGTCGCGGAGGAGGTGCTTGCCGCCCCGTACCGCGATCTGTTTGCGGACGGTGCCCTGTTCGATTCGCGGCCGTTCGTGCGCAACTGGATCGCCGACACCGACAACCGGCTCCGGGCTGTCCCCGATGAGGTCTTCGGCCTGGTCTCCCACATCATTGACTCGGCAACTACCAACGGGGCGAGCATCCCCGACGTGCAGGACCAGATCGAACAGCTGTTCGGAGACACCGGCGTGCAGCGGTGGAAGAACCGGGCACGGACTGTCGCGCGGACCGAGGTCGTCGGCGCCTACAACGGCGGTCTGCACGACGCGTTCTCGATGATCGTCGACAACGACGACTCCGGCACGAAGTACGTGCACCGGTGGCTGGCCACCGAAGACCAGCGGACCCGTCCCGACCACCGCGAGGCCGACGGCCAGGTGCAGCCGTGGGGCACCCCGTTCCGGCTCGGCCCCGAAGGCGTCGTGCTGATGATGCACCCGCACGCCGCCGGGGCGCCCGCCGACCAGGTGGTCAACTGCCGGTGTGTCGAGCTGATGGAGATCGAAAACGAGCCCACACCGATGGGCAACCGCCAGTACAAGACGCCGTCGCTACGCGCCTCGATCACCCTCATGCAGGAGGTGTGCACCGACGGCCAGTTCTGCAAGCTCACCCACAAGCCTGGCCTGTGCAAGGGGCAGAAGCGTGGCGGCACCGAACCCGACTACCAGGACGCCACGAAGAAGACCCCCGCGCAGGTCGCTCAGACGGCCGTCACCGGCCTGGAGAAGGCCATCCAGCAGGCGGCAGCTGTCGCCGCGCAGAACCCCGGAAACCCGAAGCTGGCCGCCATGGCACGCAAGGCCATCTCCGGCTACAAGCGCGCCCTCGCCCCGCACAAGCAGAAGCTGAAGGATGCCACCCGCGAGAACGACCAGGCGAAGCGGACCGGCGTGCAGGACACCAACCAGCAGGACACCCTGGACCGCCGTGCAGCCCGCCACAAGGACACCCTGAAGCGCCGCGCGCAGCGGATCCTGGAACGCCGCGCAGAGAAGGCGAAGCTCGCCAAGATGTCGCCGAAGGAGCGCACCGCCTACCACAAGGCCAAGGCGGCGGCGGCAGCGAAGAAGCGTAAGCACGAGGAGAACAAGACCTTGAGAGAAGCCAGCAAGTGACCCCGTTCGTGGCCATCGTCCCTTCTCGCGGACGGCCTGAGGCTGTCCGCGAGGTGGTCACCGCCTTCTACCAGACGTGCACCGCCAACACGAAGCTTGTCGTCGCCGTCGACTCCGACGACCCGATGCTCGACGGATACGAGACCTTCACCAGGACCGAGCCGAACGCGGAACTGTTCGTCGCCCCGGCCCCCTCGACGATGGTCGCCACCCTGAACGCCGCCGCCGTGCACTACGCGCCGACCGCGCGCGCCCTAGGCTTCCTCGGCGACGACCACCGGCCCCGCACCCCCGGCTGGGACGGCAACTACCTGCGCGCCCTGGCCAAGCTCGGCACCGGTCTCGTCTACGGCGACGACCTCCTCCAGCACGAGCGGATCCCCACCCAGGTCGCGATGACCTCCGACATCGTGCTCGCGCTCGGGCACATGGCCCCGGCGTGCCTGACCCACCTGTTCGTCGACAATTACTGGCTCGACCTGGGCAAGGGTGCCGACTGCATCACCTACCTGGCGGACACGGTTGTCGAGCACGTCCACCCGTTCGCGGGAAAGGCGCAGATGGACGACGGGTATGTGCGTGTCAACGATCCGAGGATGTATGCCCGGGACAGTCAGGCGTACGGGGACTATGCTTCCCGTCACCTGATGGCCGACATCCAGAAAGTGAAGGCGTTGCGATGATGCGCAAGCGGCTACGGCCGATGCCCACGGAGCACGAGCTGGCGCAGATGTACAAGATCCCGCACGACCACCGCCGCTGGGAAGACCACCTGTTCCGGGTCGACGTCACCTCGGCCGTCGCTGGGCTGCTGATGCCCCAGGGGGGCCGCGTCGCCGACCTGTCCTGCGGCAACGGCCTCATCCTCCAGCGGTTGCAGGCGTCCCACGGCGCCCGCGCGGTCTTCGGCGACTTCGCCCCCGGCTACGAGCACACCGGCCCGATCGAACAGACGATCGAAGACATCGGCCATGTGGACCTGTTCATCTGCTCGGAGACGATCGAGCACCTCGACGACCCCGACGCCGTCCTCGCCCGGATCCGGGAGAAGACCGACCGGCTGATCCTGTCGACGCCTGACGGTGAGGACGACGACAGCAACCCTGAGCACGTGTGGGGTTGGGATTCCGAAGCGGTGGAGAAGATGCTCCGCAACGCGGGCTTCACCCCGGGCGTGCACACCACCGTCGACACCCGGCCGACCGTCGGCATCTACGCCTACCAGATCTGGGCGTGCCTGTGAGGGCGCTGGTCACGGGCTGCTCCGGCTTCGTCGGACGCCACGTGATGGAACGCCTCGACCTGATGGGCTGGGACACGGCCGGACTCGACATCGCTGACGGGTTCGACGCCCTCGCCTACTTCCGTCAGGGCACCTCCCAGTACGACCTGATCGTGCACGCCGCCGCCAGCGCGCCGCACCGCGTCGCCATCGACAGCCAGCCGCAGCACTTCGCCCGGAACCTCCAGCTGGACTCGGCCATGTTCGAGTGGGCCGTACGGACCGGGCAGGGCCGCGTCCTGTACCTATCCAGTTCGGCCGCCTACCCGATCAGGTATCAGCTTCGCCCCGGCCTCCTGGAGCCGCTGTACGAAGAGATGGTGGACCTCGACGACGCCGACGAGCCCGACGCCGTCTACGGGTGGGCTAAGCTCACCGGCGAGCGCTTGGCCGCCGAAGCCCGCAAGGCTGGCCTGCCCGTCACCGTGGTCCGGCCGTTCTCCGGCTACGGCGAGGACCAGTCGACGGACTTCCCGTTCCGGGCCATCCTCGACCGGGTGATCCGCCGCGAGAACCCGCTGACGGTGTGGGGTACGGGGACGCAGGTCCGCGACTGGATCCACATCGACGACGTGGTGTCCGGGATGCTGGCCGTTGCCGAGTCGGGCACGACCGAGCCGGTCAACCTGTGCACGGGCGTGGGGACGACGATGTCCGAGCTGGCGCAGCTCGCCGCCCAGGTGGCGGGTTACTCGCCGACGATCGAGACCCTGCCCGACAAGCCTGCGGGGGTCGACTACCGGATTGGTGATCCGACCCGCTTCCACGGGATCTACACGCCGAAGGTGACGTTGGAGCAGGGGGTTATCCGCGCTCTGCGTGTCTAGCCTTCAAGATCGAAAACAACCGGTATGCTCACGGAATGACGACGCTCGGGAGCCTGGTGAAGGCGCCTTCTCAGCCGCTGGATCTGGGCTCCCTGGTCGCATCGATCTCGCACATCCCCGGCGTCGCCGCCCTGGGCGCGGCCACCCCCGTCTCCCTGCTCGCTACCCTCGAAGCCTGGACCCACCAGGACGACGACGCTCACGAGCCGTGCTCCTTGATCGCCTGCCGCGCCCCGCTGCACCCCGGCCCCTGTAAGGGCTGGAAGGGCACCCTGCACTCCGTCTCCCCGCACATCTGGAAGCAGGTGGAAGACGAGCGGGTCGCGAAGGCCAACGCCCGCCGGGTGAAGCGGATCGCCGACCTGCGTTCGCAGGGCAAGCCCATCCCACGCAAGCTGCTCACCGAGATCAAGGCGAAGCCTGCCCCCGGCACCGGCTCCGGCCACACCCACCCGGCGACCGGCGCCACCCCCACCCCGCTGGGCAAGGTCAACCAGCAGGCCGACCTTGCGGGTGGGCAGGCGCACAACGCCTCGCAGGCGATCAACCAGGCCGCCGGGATCAAGACGAACACGGCACCGTTGCCGACCGGCCCGAAGGGCAAGAAGCCGACCGTCGCCGGGCGCGGCCCCGCGTTCGTCATCACGCAGCCGAAGGTCACCGACCAGTACAAGCTCGACAAGGCATCGAAGCTCACCGCGCAGGAATGGTCGGACCTTTCCCCGGCAGACCGGACCGCGATCCGTGACGAGCTGGAAGCGATCAAGGTGCGCGGCTTCGGCCCGCAGCAGACCCGCGCCGATGCCCTCCTGGCGAAGCTGCCCGCCGGGACGAC